CTAAATGTTTTGAAAGAGCTTTCGCTTGTTCTGGTGAAATTTTCTTAGGCATTGTAGCATATGATTTTTGTAATCTCTTAATCATATCAGAAGTAAATTCTAAAATTTGTTCTTCAAATACTTCTTCACCTAGAATATTTTTTACAGTCTTCAAAGGTAACTTCATAAGTTTAGCTATTTCTTCAGCACTCTTACCTTCTTGGTCCGCTGTAAATATGTCTTTCATTCTACCCTCTTCCATTTCTTCGTAACCTGCGAACAATGGTGACTTGATAGTTGACATAGTTTTCTTAAATACTTTGTCTTTGTATTGTTTAATTTTTCTTTTTAGTACAGCAAGTTTAAGCATATCTGATACTTCTTGTAAAGATACATCTTCTTCCAAAGATAGTTCTGCTTCGTCTAAAGATATTTCAGCTGCTACTACTTCTTCTTTTAGTTTGTCGTAATTCTTTTTTAAGTAATCATTTGCTACTTTGCCATCTCTTGTTGAGAAAACAACTTTACTATCTTTGTCTAATACATTGTATTGACCACCAGATGAAATTGAAACATATGGTTTGATAGTTGACTCTTGTACTTCTCTGATTGCGTCAGACATTGATCTTCTGTATGTCATTATAGTGAGCTCCATACGTTATCCCAATTAATTACTTTCTTCTTTAATTGAGCTTTCAAAGTTGTTTCCAATCTTTGTCTAATTGTTATTGCGTCATTCCCTATCAATCTACCAAAGTCATTGTGTATTTTCTCTAGTGATGAATAAGCGTCTGCTAGTTTCTTGTCGTTTAATATCTTGTCAGCGATATATCTTCTTGTTTCAAAGTGATGATTACCGTGTGTTTTAGCTCGTAGATACTGCAGATGAGTTTCACTCGCCTTAGCTTCTAATAATCCATAGTCGCCTTTTTTAAATTGTCTAAATGATTTACTCATCTTTATTCTCCTCGAATTGATCTTCGTTTGGCGTATTTTCTGACAAATCTTTGATAAACTTTTCCATCTCTAAATCTTGTCCATCATTCGTTTCACCACTTCGTCTAGTTTTTCTCGCCATAATTCTTTGTATCTTTCCTTATATTTATCTAATACAGCATCCGACATTGACCATTCTTTTATATCTTTTTCTTTTACTTCATTTTCTTCATTATCTAGTCTAAATTTACTAAAAGTATTGGGACCTTTGTCTTTAGCGTCAACTGCTTTAGCGTCTGGTGTTTGACCTGGTGTCATTTCTTTAGTATGATTAGCATAGTCAGCGCCTATCTCGTAAGATTCTGATACATAACCCTCAACTTGTTGTGCGTCTTCTAAACTCATACTCTCTGGTACACAGTTAGGTACTTGTCTATTACCCTTCTTCTTCATACCCACTTGTTTGTAACCTACCCAACAAGCGTCTTGTAAGTCTTGCTTTGTTTCACCATACATTTGTTTAAACTTTTTAGTATGCTTAGACGGTTCCGTTTTAGCATCTGCGTCACCTGGCGCTGGTTTATTACTGTCGTTATTTTTAAAGTGATCTGCTCTTTTATCTTTAACATCTTTTGATAATCCAGAGTAGTATTTTTTAGGTTGTGTTCCGTCTTTTGTTTTGACATCTTTGTCCTGTTGTGTTTTATCTTCTTCTATTGTATCTACGGCAGTAAAGCCATAGTCAACATTTGTATTGTATTCTCTCACTTCGACCTCTCTATCTGATGCTATGGGTAAACAATCCCATATCCATGCTTTGTGTAAATTGTTATTGTTATCTTCTATGACAATGTAGTTAGTACCTCGTCTTTTTACTGTACCTTTTATATCTTCTTTGACATAATCTACTTTATCTTTAATGTTAAAAATCATATCTCTAACATATAAATCTCTTACTTGTTCTTGTTCAAACCCTTTAACTGTTGGTATTGGTTTGTAATTTTCCATTTTATAACTAGCGGCAAGTTTCATACCTACTCTAACATTTTTCATAATTGTTTCAGCGTCATTAGTGCCTCTACTACTTCCAGGTAATCCTTTTTTAAATGCTTCTAGGTCACCTTTCGCAGCCGCAGCTCTCATCTTACTAGCACTCATACCTTCTGCGCCTTCGGCATCAGGATCACGAGCTCCAGCAGATACAACTTTTATATCTTCAAAGTAATAGTATCCGTGTCTGGATTTTACATTGTTATATCTCTTTAGTAAAGTATCAAACTCTCTAACTCTATCACTACCAACAACCATAACAACTCTATTGTAATCATCATATAGTTTTACTAAAATATCTAATACATTGTTTGATGGATTGATCTCTATGTTTCTACTATGAGAACGAAACATTTGTTTCATTAATCTTTCTTTATATCTAACGTCTAGTGGATTCTTTTTAGGGTCTTCACTTCTACTTAAATAAATTTTGTAATCTCTAGCTTGTGTTTTAACTTTGTCCATCAACTTTTGATGACCTATTGTTGGTGGATTAAATCTACCAAATGTAAATGCTATAACCCTTGGTGGACCATTATTTGCTTCAGTCTTTAAACTATCAATTTCTTTATCTGTAACTTTACCATCTTCTAAAATATCTTTACACTTCTTATAAAATTTTAAGTAGTGATATTTTTCTAGGTACTTGTAGATAATATTTTTAGGTAGTTTATGTTTCTTACCAAACTGTCTAATTTCTTCTGGTGACATATCATCATTGAAAGCACTTTGTCTTTGTTTGACTACATCATCGCCTATGTCAACTAATACCTCTATACTGTCTTCTATCTCATCTAGTTTACTATTAACTCTCGCTTGTAAGTTCAATACATCATCTGCTGTCAAACCTTTTAGTTCTTCGTAATCAATTATATCTCTAGCAAGTTCGCCTTTGACTACATCTATTTCTTTTACTTTTGCCTGGAAGTCTGCTTCATATTTTTCAGAGTCGAAAGTATCTTCGGTAGGTCTTCTTACAAACTCATTCTCATCAATATCAAATACACCATCAGCCATAGCGTCATTCTTTTTCTTTAACTCTGGGTCTGTGATTACATAATAGTTAATTGGGTGTTTAGTTCCTGGAACAAGTTTACCATTTATGTTTCTTAAATTTTTAGCTAATGCTATTCTAACTTCTTCTTGTTTTTCTTTAGGAACATCAAATAAGATGTTCATATCTAAATCAGCATCGTCTCTATATTTTTTTGTAAGTATAGAACCAATCAATGAATATTTTTTTACTGGGTGGTACTTCTCAAATTCTTTAATTTGATCTTTGATAAGTTTAACTACAACAGGTTTTAATTTTGGACTATTAGTATCAGCGTCATCAAATACACCTGGCGCATATCTTTGTCTAGGTATATCTATGATACTTTCGTTTATCCAATCTTTAAATCTCATTTTGTGTTCTTTGCCTTTAGTTCGTTTGCTATCCACTGTTTCGCTGTTAGATTTTGAGGACTAGCTCTTAATTGACTTCGTATATATCTCGCAGCTGTGTTAAGTGTTAGTGTTACTAATTCTTTTTCACTTCTATTGTTATCTACAATTAACATTCTACCAGGACTAAAAATTCTTTGAAACTGACCAATGTTAGATTGTACTTGATTCCAACTATTCTGTACGACATATTCTGGTATAGTTCTAGGTCTATTCTTATTTCTTTCTAGCGCTACTTCTAAACTTGTATTAACAAAAATCATATAACTATCATAACCTATAAGGTCTAATTGTCTCTTTTGATTGTTAATAACATTTTTATCTCTACCAGTTGCGTCTATGACTAAACCTAATCTACCTTGTATGTAAGTATCTAATTGAGTAGCAGTAGTCATCTTTGCTTTAGCTCTTACAATGTTTCTAAAATATTCTTCTTCGTCAGGCATCTTTAATGATAGATTACCTTTTTTTAAACCTCTTTCAAATGCTCCGTCAGAGTTTACAAGTTTCAAACCTGTACCACCAAAGGCACCAGCCGTTACAAATGACTTACCACTTCCAGGTCCACCAGCTAAAAAGAAAGCTTTAAATATACCTGGGTCGTAAACACCCTCTCGTAATATTTGATTTAGTTTTTTCATTTTCTCCAATACCAGCCTTTGTCTTTACTACCATATAACTTCTGCCATGACCAACTTGTCAATGCAGTAGAGTAGTGATTGATTCTTAATAGTATATACCTAATCATCTACCTTTGCTCCGGCTCTCCATTGATAACAAGACCAATATCTCGCCATAG